TTTTAGCCATAAAAATATTTTATTCTTTAGGGATTGAATTTAAATTATAAAGTAGGTATAAAATCCCAATTTAATTCCATACATATATTTTTCCATATTTCATCTTGTTCTACTTTTTTTTGCTCTTTCAACATAGGGAAATGAATTAAATATTTGGTTTCACCTAATAATTCGCATAATTTATATAATGTATAATAATAATTTAAAAAATTAACTCTGTCATTTGGACAAAACTTAGAATAAGGTATTTGTATATCCATAAATAAATTACATAAAGTATCTTCTAGTTTAGGGGTCATTACAGGTGGTTTTATACCTAATCTATCTTTTATAAAAGGTATATGTTCGTAATATTTATTATATCCTAACTTCTTTAGTATCTCTTTAGTTTTTTTATTAGTTAATTCAGATAATTCAATACGCTCTTTTTTTACTTGAGACTCAATTTGTTTTATAATATCTTGAGGTATATCTGTAGATTCTTTTGCTTGGAATTGAGACAAAATCTCACGAAAATGATTTATTCTTTTATACGCATAAAATGATATCTCTTTAGGAGGGTCTTTATAGGAAGGTTTATCATTATCTACAAAAAATGTCTCATTATTAAAACAATTATTACATATTATAATTCCCTCTACCATTAATTTAATCATTTCTCCTTTTTTACACTTACTACATATATTATTATCATACATAAAATCATTTAAATTTATATTTACAAAATTATTTTTTTTTATATAATTTTGTATACTTTTATTTAGAGAATTTACACTTGTATCTTCTTCTCTATTAAAAAAACGTTGAATAAATTTTTTAGGGTTTTTATTTTTTTCTATTTGCTGTTTACATTCAAAATAATTAAATAAATCATTTGAGTTATTTAAAAAATATTTTTTTTTTTTATTTTGTAATTGTTTTAATTTTAGTTTTTCTTTTTGTTGTTTTTCTTCATCATTTATATATTTAGAAATATTGTATTTGATTTTTTCTTCATTATTATTCAATTCATTTAGATACTTTGTATATAAATTATCTATAGTTAAATCTTTATTCATTATTATAGATAAATAGTTTGTTTTATATATTAACTATCTAATTATACATTATGTATAAGAAATTATTTATTCAAAGATTTCTTTTAAATGCAAAGAAACGAGGATGGAAAATAAAACGTAAAAACTCAAATTGTTATGTATTTATTAAAGAAATTAATAGAGAACATTATTCAAGTAATTTTGTAGATAAGTTTATATTTCAAAATTTAATTAAATAGAAATCTATTTTTTTTTTCTTTTACTAATTTATAGAATGGGTGGTGGACTTATGCAATTAGTAGCTTATGGCGCACAAGATGTATATCTTACTGGTAATCCTCAAATTACCTTTTGGAAAGTAACTTACCGCAGACACAGTAACTTTGCTATGGAATCCATTGAACAAACTTTCAATGGTCAAGCCGATTTTGGACGCAGAGTAAACTGCACCATTTCGCGCAATGGTGATCTTGCTTACCGCACCTACTTACAAGTAACCCTACCAGAAATTAACCAAAATCTTTCGACCGGTAACGTATATGCAAGATGGTTAGATTTCCCTGGTCATCAATTGATTGAACAAGTTGAAGTTGAAATTGGTGGTCAACGCATTGACAAACACTACGGTGACTGGATGCAAATCTGGTGCCAATTAACTCTCGACAAGAACCAAGAAGCTGGTTACAAAAAAATGGTCGGCCAAACTACCCAACTCACTTTCATGACTGACCCATCTTTCGCTGATGTAGATGGTCCGTGTGACTCCAATGCCCCAAGACAAGTATGCGCTCCTCGTAATGCTCTACCTGAAACCACTTTATACGTTCCTCTACAATTCTGGTTCTGCACCAATCCTGGTCTTGCCCTTCCTTTGATTGCTCTTCAATACCACGAAGTTAAAATTAACCTTGACCTTCGTGCGATTGACGAATGCTTATGGGCTGTAAGTGACCTATCGCCTGGTTCTAGCTCGGATGTAAAAGTAACTTCTGCTTATGCCCAATCGCTTGTTTCGGCTTCGCTTTACGTTGACTATATTTACCTAGATACCGATGAACGCCGCCGAATGGCACAAAATCCTGCTGAATATTTAATTGAACAACTACAATTCACTGGGTCGGAATCGGTTGGGTCGTCGTCTAATAAAATTAGACTCAACTTCAACCACCCTTGCAAAGAATTAATCTGGGTTGTACAACCAGATTGCAATGTAGATTACTGTGCTTCCACCCAAGGTGAAACTACTCTATTCAAAGCTCTTGGTGCCCAACCATTCAATTACACCGATGCTATTGATGCTCTACCAAACTCGATTAAAGCATTCGGTTCTGACGCATCGGTCGAAGGTTCCAATGGATTCATCGGTGGTTCGGGTCTATTCCAACAAGCAGAAGCACCTAATATTGATCCACCATCTTCGGAATCGGTTGGGTCGTCGTCTAATAAAATTAGACTCAACTTCAACCACCCTTGCAAAGAATTAATCTGGGTTGTACAACCAGATTGCAATGTAGATTACTGTGCTTCCACCCAAGGTGAAACTACTCTATTCAAAGCTCTTGGTGCCCAACCATTCAATTACACCGATGCTATTGATGCTCTACCAAACTCGATTAAAGCATTCGGTTCTGACGCATCGGTCGAAGGTTCCAATGGATTCATCGGTGGTTCGGGTCTATTCCAACAAGCAGAAGCACCTAATATTGATACACCATCCTGGTCGATGGGTGCCGATGCCGCTGCTGATTGGGCTACCAATGGCGGAACTCTAACTGCATCGGGTGTTTCTGACGCAGGAACCTTTGTATTAGCAGAAACTTCCCTTGATATGCACTGCTGGGGTGAAAATCCAGTTGTAACTGCCAAACTCCAATTAAATGGACAAGACCGTTTCTCGGAGCGTGAAGGCACTTACTTCGACCAAGTTCAACCTTTCCAACACCACACTCGTTCGCCTGATACCGGTATTAATCTTTACTCGTTCGCTCTACGCCCTGAAGAACAACAACCATCCGGCACTTGCAATTTCAGTCGCATTGATAACGCGACTCTACAACTTGTTCTATCGAATGCTACCGTTGAAGGCACTAACACTGCCAAAGTACGTGTCTATGCTAGAAATTACAATGTTCTAAGAATTATGTCTGGTATGGGTGGATTAGCATACAGCAATTAAATAATTTAAGTCATAATAAATTAATAGTAATTTAATATTCATTTTATATTTTATATAATATGAATTAATATTCAATGAATTTAAAGAATTTAAAAAATATTATTCAAAGAGCAACTGATTTTGGAAATATTCGTTCTAGAGAAAATTTCTTTTCATTTACATTAAAATTTATATTTTATATTATTCCGGCAATTATACTTGGAAATTATACAGATTTAATAGTTAAAACATTTAAACAATATAAAACATTTGGTGAATATTTAATTTATTATATTTTATTTCAAACATTTATAATTATATCTACATTATACATTATTTTAGTTTTCTTATCTGATTTTTCAAGCGAGTTTCAAATTACTCTAGCAGGAAGTTATTTTATTGTTTTATATTTTGGCATACAATCGAATTATTTATTGATGATAAAAGATTTTATGTTATAAAATGATTAGTTGTATTATAAATTTATTATGTATTATAATGTTATATGTATCGGTTTATATATACATTGATTGGTTTTATAACAGGAATTTCAGTAGGAGCAGTTGGAATTGGCGCTTGAAGTCTTCTTATGCCTATTTTAATTATTATGGGTATACCCATCAAAACAGCAGTTTCTACGGGTTTGGCTATACAATTGATTCCTCAAAGTTTACCTGGTCTTTGGTTATATTATAAAAAAGGTCATTTTGATCTTAAATTATCTTTTTGGATTATTATAGGTTCTTTATTAGGAACCACATTCGGTTCTTATCTTGTAAACTATAATATAATAAATGAAAAACTTACATATAAATTTCTATTTGTTATGATGATTTTATCTACTTTTTTTGTTGGTGTACATATTTTTAAATGATAATTTAAATATTATATGAAGTTAATTTTTTATTTCGTATATTAATTATTTGATGAATTAACGTATCTATACTAATAATAATTGTAAATAATAAAATATTTGTTAGAGTTCGCTCTTTTTTATTCACAAAGAATACATATATTATATAGATCAATAATAATAACAATACATTATGCATAATACCTTCCCATTTTCCCCATTCATAAAAGTTTTTTAAAATAGTTGACATTTATAATATATATATATTTAATTGTGAACGATAATTTATTTAGAATTTCCAAGTAATCTTACAAATATATTTAGAATATCAAGAAATAAATTAGTTGTAACTAATGGATAATTTGGTGAATTTATACATATACTAGCATAATGATATAAACGAGATGTATCATACATAATAAATAATGAAAATAATATTATGACAAAATATGATATGAACGAGTAAATATTTTTAGTATATTGATTTGTTATTATTAAATATAGTTCAGTTATTATAATAGAAATTAATGCTATCATCAATCCTAACATTACTTTTTTGTAAGTTTCTTTTATGAAATTTGGTATAATATTTACAATTGCCGTCATAAATAAAAATATAATACAAGTCATTATTAATGATTTTTGTAATACAACTGAAAAATCAGAACTTTTAAAATAGGGATATAATGTTATAGATATAGATGCTATGAATACTAACCATATAAAATGATTTAATATATAACCCTTTTTACTAAATAAAGGTCTTGTTGACAAAATTATTATTGAGACAAATGTCATTATTATTGCTAATATTATATAAGAACTAATTTGTTGAAATGCTTTATCTTTATTTAATAGTATTGATCTTTCATTTTTTTTATTTAATATGAAATTATATAGATGAATAAAAATACCACATAATGAAAATGATAATGCTAAATATAAATATACATTTGAGACAAAATGATTGCAATGAGGTTTACCATTTACAAACGCATTTTTGTAAATAAGATATATTAAAAAAAAGGTAAATAGTATTGTAAATAATGTAAAATTATACATATATATATTATTTACAATAATTTATTAATTTATTAATTTATTAATTTATTAGCTTAATTTTTGTAATTCTAAAAAGGCATTCGTTTTATTATTATAATTATTTAAAATATATTTATTAAGTTCTGCAGGAGTAATATTTTTATTATAATTATAATCTTTAAATAATTCATTACAATCTTCCTCATAAAAGAAATTAAACATGTCCTTTATCATTTCTAAAGTACAATATCCTACTTCAAGATTCACATCAATACGACCTGGACGTATAAATGCTTTATCTAGCTTTTCAACATGATTTGTTGTAACAATCAAAATTCTACCAGGTGTCTCTAATATACCATCTAATAAGTTAAGTATAAATGACAAAGATAATTCTTCACCAAATACATATGGGTTTTTTTTCTGTTCTGTTTTTATAGCATAATTATCATAATCATCATTAAGCGTTTCTAAGGTTTCTTCTACTGGTTCAATTTCTCGATTATATATAATATCTGTTAAACAATCTATATCTTCAATTACATATATTCTTTCATCCATAGATATATTAAAATGTTCTGTTTTACCATCGATTAATACATTTAATTTTTCATCAAAAAATAAATTTCTTAATTGGGTTTGGGTTGTATCCTTATATAATTTTATATTAATAACGTGCCTATTTGTATCTTTTGCTAGTGCCTTTATTAATGATGTTTTACCTGTTCCAGGTGGTCCGTGTAATAATATACCTAATGTATATGGTATTCCCTTTTTTATATACCATTCTTTATTATTTATAAACATATCAACTCGTTCCTTTATAGATGATAAATGATTTCCAAATACATTTTTAAGAGATTTATTTGTATTAAAAGGAGTCATATTAAATGTAATATTTTTTGGTGCTTTATCTAATTGTATTACACCTTCTTGATCTTTTGGTAAAGTTACGTGTTTCTCATCAAAAAAATATTTTTGAATTCCTAATTTATTTTTTTGTTCATACATATATTGCTTTGTAAGTTTATCTACAAATTGTTTCATTTCGGTTAATGTACGATTATACGATATGAATTCTATTTTATAAGACTTATCAACTTCTTCATCATTTGTTATATTTGTAACTAAACATTGATAATCATTATCTAATACAAATTGCTCATCGTTTATAACTGAAAATATATTATAATATTTTAAATTTTTTGAATTATTATGATTTACAATATAATAATTTATTGCATTAAAAATGATATCATCACTATTTTCTTTTTGAACAAACTTAATGGATGAACAAATACTATGTTCATTATTTTCTTTTTTTTCTTGCTTAATTTCTTTTATATCAATATATTCTTTAATCGTTTTTTTTATTATTGGCATATAATTTATCATATTCATAATAAGAATAGTTGTAAAAATATGATATATCGTAATTTGTTCTTTAAGAATCATTATACTCATTAAAGTTGAGTTCATATAATGTAATGTTTGAATATCCATTATATATAAAATAATCAACTGTTTATATTATCTTTATTTTAATTCATTATTAAATATTATTATTATATATAATGAAAAAAACACTTAAACAAAAAGGAGGCGATATAACAACAGTATTTAGTGCGGGTGTTATTGGAGCTGCCCTTTTATGGGGGTTAAGTAAAATTAATAAAAATGCTACTATGAAAAATAATAATTCAAATTCGAATACGAATGCCAAAAATATTTCAAATAATATTTTAAGAAAATATAAAAGTTTAAAAAAAGAAAAAGATAAACCTAAATCACCAACCCACCAGAATGTTAAATTAACAAGTAAATCTCCAAATAAAGATAAAAAAATATCTTCAATGATAAATGAACCACCATCTTCCATACGAAATAATTTAAGTAAATCAATAAGTAAAGCAACAGGTAAAGGTAAACCAAATAATAAATCTAAATCTTCAATGATAAATGAAACACCATCTTCAATACAAAATAATTTAAATAAACCTAAATCACCAAGTAAATCACCAAGTAAA